CTAAATATTGTTTCATTAGATTTGAGTTCATACCAATAAGTGACACTGGTAATGACTCTGTGATAAATTCTTTTTCGATATCCAAAGCAGATAATAAAATCTCTCTGATTCTAGATTCTGAAGGTTTATTCTCAACGTGGTTGTTGATTAAATGAATTGCGAAATCACAATGCAAGTTTTCATCTTTAAAGATAAGTGTGTTTGCGTTGCATAACCCCTGCATCAAACCTCTGGATTTTAACCAAAAGATTGAACAGAATGATCCTGAGAAGAAAATACCCTCTACAGCAGCAAACGCAACTAGTCTTTCTTGAAAAGAAGCGTTTTCAATCCAATCCAAAGCCCATTTAGCTTTTCTTTGTACGGCTGGTAAATGTTCCAATGCCCTGAAACTTTCTAGTTTTTCTTGTGCGTTTGATATGTAGGTATCAATCAACAAAGAATACATAAGGCTGTGGATGTTTTCCATTGCTATTTGCATGCCATAAAAAAACTTGGCTTCTGGATATTGGACTTCCTTTAAAAAATTCTCGGCAAGGTTTTCATTAACAATACCGTCCGATGAAGCAAAGAACGATAAAATGTTTTTAATGAAATACTTCTCGTTATCCGTTAGATTTTGCCAATCCCTGATATCGTTAGATAAATCGACTTCTTCGGCTGTCCAAAACGCAGCCTGGTGTTGTTTGTAAAACTCCCAAATGTCGTTGTGTTCGATGGGGAAAATAACAAATCTGTTTGGATTTTCCTGTAAAATTTTTTCTTGCATAATTCTTATTAATCTTAATTTTTCTTGTTTAAATAAATATGGGCAAAGATACAATTATTACCCTAAATCTTCACTAATTTCTGTTGTTTCTTCTTTATCTTTTTTTAACCCTTCAAGATATTTCCTTCTACTTTCAATACTTTGCTGTTGTTTTTGGGTCTCAAAACCTTTTTCAGTTAGCATATCATTTGTGTCAATTAAAATCCTTGAATTGTCAAATAAGCAATCTTTAAATATCATACCATCATCACCCATACGGTTTTTAAGGATTGATATTGTTGCCACCTTTTGATCTTTTTGTTCAAGAGTCTTACCTATACTCATGATAAAGTGAGCGATTTGTGCCTTTTTAAGGTTACCACCCATATTTTCAGTCTTAACCACCTCAACACTTGTAGAACTTCTATTACCCTGTGTTGCGGTCCAACCAGCAACATTCATCTCATCTACCATACTTTCAAACGCACGCATGATTTTACCTTCATTTGACCATTCTTCTGAATTTGAAAACTCTTTCTCCATAGAAAGACAGTCAATGTAGTCTAAGACAAGCATGTCCACTTTAGTACCCTTAGAATTGATTTTTTTGATGATGTTTTTAATTTTATTAATTGTAACACCATCGGCTGGTAATTTTTGTAAGTACAGATTATTTTTGTGTTGGTCTTTAATAATTTTAATTTTACTTTGTATTAAAGATTTATTATCTGATAACTCACTAAGGGGTATACCAGTTAAAGCTGAAAAGTGTTTTCTCTGTACAGCTTCTTCTTTATCCTCAAAAAATATTTGTAATACGGTTTTTCCGTTAAGGAATGCGCTACTAGCGACTTTTGTTAGGAATGTTGTTTTACCAACACCAAGTGGTGCGATAACTAGACCAACTTCACCTTTTGACAAACCACCTTTTGTGCAGTCATCAATACCCTGAATACCTGTTGGCATTGGGTCTCTATAATCTTCAGATAATACTTTATCTATGTTATCGAATAATAAGATAGGATCTTGTTCTTCCTTAAAAGTAATAGCATCCTTAATCTTTTTTTCGATCTCATCATAGTCCGAAATAACACCACGATCTAATTTCGTTTTTATTTCATTTACAGCACTACGTATAGATTGTAATTTACAGAATTTTTTAGCGTTATTCTGTGTGTTTAGGTTACCAACTTTACAATCCTCTATATCGTTGATGGTATCATCTAATTGCGTTCTAAAAGCTTCGTGCTCAACAGGAATCTCATTTTTAACCTCAAGTCTTAACGATGGGAAATTTAATAATACATCGTGTTTTTCATGGTATTTTTTAATTATGTGAGCAATTTTCTGAAAAGCTTCAGATGGAAAATATTTGGGTTCAATAATGTCAATTATCGATTCACCAAATTTATGGTCTGTAATTATTTCATTGATTAATTGTAATTGAAAGTCTTTGCCTAAATCTTCAAAGCTGCTTATTATGTTAGCCATTTAATTTTATTTTTATTGTACTTGTAAACTGTATCCAAGGTATTCTGTTTCTAACTCTTTTGTTGGAGTGCATAAGCATTTTTGAATGCGTGTGATTAACTCATAGATGTGCTGACGAATGTCTACAGTGTATCTAACTTTTACTGGGTAGATTGTAGCATCCCACTCTCTGTAAGCAATTACATTACCATCATGTTTAACCACGATTTTCATCATATCTTTCGAACCGTTTTGTTCGTAATCTGGTGTTTCCAAAAAATGGCGTTGGTGCTCAGTAATGAAGTCTAATGCTCTGTCTTTTAAAACACTTTGGATCAGTTCAACATTCTCATCAATTGCGTATTTAAAATTCATTGAGTTTATCGCTTTGTTATTAAAACCGATAATGTTAAAGAATCTTTGTACAATAATGTTGTCGTTCAGATAAAGTGTAAATTCAAATTTACGTTGTTCTTTTTTTTCTTCCATGTTATTTGTTTTTTGTGTTGTATGCATTTTCTTCCTTTTTTATAATAGTAATAAAACTTGACCAGAAAACAAAGAAAGCGTCATCATTTTTTGGTAAAAAATTTAATAATTGGTCCTCTTTCATCATTTCCATGATTTTTTTGATACCGCCACGACCTTCAGGTGATAAAGTTTCGTTTACCATTTCACTTATAGCTTCCTTTAACTCTTCAGTAACGTGCGGTTCTTTTAGGTTGATTATTTTATTCATTACCGAAAAATAATCTGTCCCGTATGTTCCCCATTTGGTTTCACCGTTAATGATCGTGTTTAATGTTTTATCATTCGGTTTTTCAATTAATAGTTCTTTTGTTCTATCAATAACCCAATCCTGGTTAACAGTTTGTTTTTTTATTTCTGGGAAATATTTTAATACCTTTTGCTCACCAATATTTTGCAAACCAGATATGTTATCACTCGTATCCCCAGCAATCATTTTGATAATACCAACATTTGAATAGTGGTAGTCAAAATAACTGTCAAAGTTATCGATGTTAACCATAACCTTAGCGTTTTTTATTGTTAAACAAACCTTTGTGTTTTCATCAAGAAGTTGTAGTAAGTCACGATCGTTAGTATAAACAATTTTATTCTCGTTCGGGGAATTCATTGAATAGTATGCTATACCATCATCAGCTTCGCAACCATCAATTTCAACTTGTCTAATTGATAATTCTTCCAGGTATTGTTTGATTCGGATTCTTTGTCGATCCAAATCGTGTTTTTCATCAATTGTTACCTTATTGTCACGGTTTTGTTTGTAGTATGGATAGTAACCTTGTCTATATTCTTTAGAACCCTTACCTTCCCAGAATACAACAACCTTTGTAACTGCGTAATCTTGATAAAACCTTTTAATGGTGTTAATAAAGTGGAATATGGTACCAACGCTTCCCTCTTTTCCTTGGAGCTGCTTGGTACCATGAAATCCCTGTTTTAGTAGATATTCACCGTCTATAAGCAATGAGTTAATGGTTGTGTTAACTCTATGTCTTATTGGTTTATTAATCTTCATCAGAATATGAGATTTTTTGGTTAACCTCGTATTCCTCTAACTCAAAGTTAGCATCATCTAACTTACTAGCCCAATACTCAAAAGTATCTTTTTTGTAAGCATCTAAAGCTGCTTTATCACGTTTATCATCTGTAATAAATCCGTGTGGTGTTACAATAAGTTTTGAGTCAGCGTAACCAAGACCATTAATGTGGTTTTTGTCTACAGTAACTTTAGTTCTTGTTGCAAAGTTGATTTTTCTACCTTTGCTTGTTGCATCAATTTTGTTGATACCACCGTCAGCTTCGTTACCAAAACGGAAAACTAATGTAGCTGCTTGGTAGATAGCTTCACCACCCTTTGGTTTCATCTTAGGTTGGCCCATTGGTGAATCTGGGAGTCTAACCCATGGTAAGTTACACACAACCAAACCGTTTAGGTATGGTGATGTTTCTTTACGGCTGTTGTTGATTCTTTGGTTAATGCCCATATTAATCTTTTCAGCCAATACACCTGCGGTATGTTGTTTACCACCTTTACCTTCCCATGTCATCTTACATGGTACTGAACCAACTGAATCCCAGAAGAAACAAACATCATAAGGTAAATCACCTTTTGCTTGCATATCCAAAACTTCATTGATGTAATCGGTAACTTGTTCGATGAAATTAAAATCATCACGGTAAAGGAAGAATCCATCCCACTCACCAGTTTCTTCATTTCTTGAGCAGTCCAACCCCATGAGTTGGCAATGTTCAAAACTCCATTTTTTCTCGGTTACCAAATAAACTGGTAAGATACCCTTTTTCTGCGCATCAACTGATGCCGCAATTAATGCACTTGTTTTACCTGTGTTGGTATGACCAAGTAACATGTTAATGTGACCCATACACGGACCTGGAACCCCAGATGCCTCTAAAAAGGCTTCACCACAATTCAGAAATAAATCTGCTTTGTATTTTGTTGTCGTACTCATTTTCTTTTTGAGATCATCAAAAGAAAATTCTTTTTTCTTTACTGCCATGGAATATTTAATATTTTAAAAAAAAGCATGGACACATACTTGGACATAATGTCCGAGTTAATATCCATGCTTAAGCTTTATTTTTTAGAATGGTAAATCGTCAATCTTTAGTTGAGCGTTTGGTACCTCTTCAGTCGCTGACCCTTCCGTCATAGACGAATCATCATCAGCATCTTCTTCAGACATAGCAACTGGTGCTGGTGTCTCGTATTTAGTTTTAGGGGCTGGTGTTGCGGTTCCAGTGTATGTGCTTACACCATCCTCAACTTTGGCGATAAAACATTTTTGTTCGGCATCCCAAATTGGTTCGCTACCTTCAGCAACGATGTTTAAATATTCAATAGATTTTTTCTTGAAGACATCAGTCCACGCCATTGGATCGCTTAACCACTCAACTGATTGGTTTTCGTCCTCAGACAATTTAGACTCTCTATCAGGGATGATAGATGCAACTTTAGTAAAACCAACTTTGCTATCTTTTGATTTATCTCTAATCATAGAGATTGTAAGATCGAAACCTTCAAATGGGTTCCAGAATGCACCGTATTTTTTAACAAGTGGTGCAATTTTGTCCATGATACCTGAACCGTCTTGTACTGCTGGAAATCTCCAGAATTTTACACCTTCATGTTCTTTACCACGTTCGATAACACGAACAATGAAGAACTGGCGTGATTTGTAATTGATGGCCAATTTCTTGTCTTCTTTGTCTGCACTCTTCATTAAGAATTTGTACATCTCATTCAACGGAGAATCTTCACCATCTTGTGATGGGTCATAAAGTTTTGTCCATCTTTTACCAATTTTTAGGTTGTGGAAATAACCAACTTTGTACCATTTAGTTGGGTCATCTTGGTTAGGAAGAATCCTAACTGATTTTTCACCACTTTGTGCACCTTCATCAAGTGCAATTGTGAAATACTTTGTTAAGTCGACAGAACTAGATTGGGTAGTCTGTGTTGTTTTCGACTTTGCTTTTTCGTAGTCGGCCAGAGTGTCTGTTGCGGCCTTGGACCAATCGATTTTCTTGTAGTCAATCATAATTATATAAATTTTATGCTACAAAAGTAAGAACAAAAACCACAAAAAACAAGTTTCTGGGGAAATATTTTTAAAAATTTAGAAAATCGACTTGTACTTCTTAACCCCAAATACCAATAAACCTCTGTAAACGCTTGTTGTTTCGTTTTGACTAGCGTTAACAGCTGTAACCTCTATAGATTGTATTGGCATTTCTAACATGCCCATCATTGAGAACGTTATGTCTTCAACACCGTTAATGGTTGTAACTACGGTATCATTTGTATTACCCAATGTTATAAAACCGTAATACTCTATTGTATAATCAGTTTCATTTACAAAACCAATTGCTGGGTCACCAACAGTTAATTTTTGCGTAATTAATTCTTGTTGTATATGTCTCATTATTAATAATTGCTTACAGGTTTTTCGTTATTATTTGCGTTGTAAAAACTATTTCTAATGTCAGTTTCGTTGTAGTTATTCATAAGACTGTCCATCATAGATAGTTTGTCTGGTCTATTTTCAAGATCAGTTTGTGTTTTTGGTGCGTTTCCACCCATATACTCATCTTGAGTAACACTAAAAGGGTAAGAATCTTTAGCCAAAGCTTTTCTTCTTTCCTCTTCGGTTGGCGGTCTCATCAATTCAACTTGTTTTGTTAAAGCATTCATTTGTTGAATAACTGAGTCCATTTTTTGTAAACCTTGCTCAACACCATTAACTTTAGCAATGATGGATTCGATTTTGTTACCAGCATCCGCAATTTTTTGGATAATGTTGTCTGTTTTACCAGACAAATCTTTACTAGTATTAACTAAATCAGTAACATCAATTTCGGTATCGCCCTCAACTGGAGCCTCTGGAGCCACCTCTGGGGTAGCTGTGGTATCAACACCAGGATCTGCACCTAATTCAGCATCTGGAACGGCAGTATCCACACCAGGATCTGTAGCAGGTGCCTCAGCACCTAATTCAGCATCTGGAACGGCAGTATCCACACCAGGATCTTCGGCTGGAACTTCTTCAGCTGGGGCATCTTCCTCAGCTTCATAAAACTTATAATGATGACCCTCACCCAATTTTTCTTGGTAGGCCATAATACTATTAAATCTTTTTACCTCTTCGGATAATACTTTATCTAATTTTTTGTTCATCTTAAATATGTTTTACGACTGTGACTTATTGGTGATTCTTCTCTTAGTAATTCTCTACCATCTTCCATCATTAATTTCTTTTCAATCAATGTTCTTTCAATTAAACCGTCTTTTGTTTTTACATAACAAACCCCAGTTTTTATATCACAAACTTCTTCACCGATTTGTGCTTCTTCAATTTTTTTACCCAAAAATTGGTCTAATTTACTATTAAAATTGCTCATACGCTTTTATTTACTATAAATATCTGGTATTTCAATAAAAGTTGTTATTATAACAAACTTATTCAAATTACCTTATGTTACCATTTTAAATTGTCACTGGAAGTGTTCATTCGTTTAAAATAATCAACAGCGAATGTGCTTCTACCCGCTGGTAAAATACCCCTGTCTTTTATATGGTATTTATCCCAACCAACATTACAACCGTAACAAACTTCAACCTTCCACGCAAAAATGTATGCGGCAACATAAGCCTGTAACTCATCACTTGATAAACCAGTTACATTACTACCAGCAACAGATAAATCATACTTTATTGTTGGTATTTCGGTTTTAAGCTGTGCACGGAAATTATCAGTATTTCTTTTCCAACCACCTTCAAGTAAATAATTTAATTGGGCTGTTACTGTAGATCCGACTGTATCAAAAGTTTTATTATTCCACTGTATTAATCCAACGTTGTTTTTACCGTTAATAACATCAGCCCCACTTTCAATAAGTGGGTTAAATGTACCACCAGTTTCTTTATGTATGTTACCTAAAGCAGCGGCTACCTCAATTTTACTCCAACCCCTATCTTTTAAATAATTTTTAATTTCAACTTTATTCGCCTCTGTTTCAGCGCTACCAATTGTTTTCTTATCTGGTGAACTACCACCAAACACCAAATATGGTTTTGGATCTATTGCTGTTAACCCAAAATAACTACTATAATCGGTCGCAATACCAGTACGTACCTCAAAATGTAAATGCGGACCAGTACCAATACCTTCTTTACCGCTTTTTGCTATGACATCCCCAGCTTTTACGTTTGCACCTTGTGTTGTTTTTGGTTCAGAAATATGACCGTATAGTGTTGATATGTTATGCTCCCTATGTGCGATTATGACTAATTTACCAAAACCGCTTGATTCTTTATCCCCAGCAAACACAACATTACCATTTAGAACTGAGTAAACTGTTGTTCCAACCGCAGCATCTAAGTCAATACCCTGGTGAAATTCAGATGCCCCTGTTGCTGGTGCTGTTCTATTACCAAAACCAGAGGTAGGTACTATTTTCGCCAAAGGATCAACCCAACTACTTATTTTTCGTTTAGTACCATCAACAAATCTTTTAGCTGGTGGTACGTAAATTTGATCTGAAGTAATATCTTTATCTAAAACCGTCCAATCTTGTGGCGCTTCTTTTGTACCTCTTACCGAAGAATTAATATAACTTTTAATGGTTCTATCTTTAGCTTCTGTACTTTTTAATTGGTCTTCCGTTGATATCGCAATGAAACTAACATACGATTTACCATCACTAATTGCGCCTAAAACATCTGCTTGATAAGTGGTTTCATCTGTTCCCCTACCAGCTGGTAAATAAGGGTCACTATATGACGCATTATAAATAAATTCACCAGACAAAGGACTTGTTTGGCCACTTACAGTACCAAATCCAAGTACAACAGGTGGTTTTTTATCAACATTGGCAAAGAAATTGTTACTATTCAAAATAGGGCTATTACCAGAGGTAACACCAATTACTGACCTATTATACTTTAATCTAGCATCTTCGTGTATTTTTGGTATAAATGGTGCTTTTCCGTATCTAAGTACAACAAAATATTTTTCACCAACTTTACCATTTGTTATTTTAGATGTATCAAAAGGTAATAAAACAATATCATTACCTGCATTATATGCGTTTGTTATCCTAGTTTTATCGTTTTGTGTTAAATTGGTATTTAACCACGCTTTGTAATCAGGTATTACTTGAATTAACTTATATCTAGAGATACCATTAACAATTTTTGTTGGGTAACCATCAGGTGTTGTGTATGGTGTATAGACATCAACAAAAATTATATCACCATTTTCAACGTATAATTTTGGGTTAACGTTTATACTCCATATAGATGACAGACCACCCGAATTTGGTTGAATTTGGACTGTTGAAAATGTTTCTTCTATACTACCATTATGGTTACCATCTGGGAACATTGACCCAGTTGTTTTAAACACAATGTTTGTTAGATTGTAAGTTGAAAACCCTTGTAGTTCTTGGAAATTATTTTTAACCTTACCCGAGACCCAATATGAAGCACCAAGGAAATCATTTTTACTCTGTTCAGAATAATTACTAGGTATTTCAATATCTTTAGGGAACGTTACTTTTGGTAACGTTGCGTCATCCCCAACAATACCATCGGTTTGACTTGTTATTAAAGTTGTTTTAACACCTTTTAATGGCTGGTCTTGTGCTAAATATGTGGCTACTTCAGCTAATGGTTTTTGGCTAAATTCAAGTAATATTTGTTCATACTCGTTACCAGAAGTTGGGTATGTTTTGAGTAAATTTGATATGGATCTACCAATACCAAGTTTAACAAACATATCATAAACAACAATGTCCGCAAAATATTTAACAGCTTCCGCTGGTTCTTGACTACCAGCAAGTAATGATGCGTTGTTATATAAATAAGCTATTAAAGCTTTTATAAGTAATTTATTATTTTGATCGCCATTTGTCATTAAATTAAGATATGACGCTGCAATCCATTGTCCACTATAGTTAACATATTTACCACCACTTTCAGCTTGTGAAAATAGGGCGAAACCATTATCAGTGCCACCCGCTACAGATGCTCTATTATTATAAGCATAAACCTGACCATCTGTGTCTACTGGAACTCTGTTGTTAGGGTCAACATAACCACTAGCTTCAGCATTTATTTCAGCGGTTCTAAGTAACTGTGCCAATATTGACGTGTTTGCTGTTGGTTTTTTTGATATTGGTTGTCTAACACCTTTAAAAGTTGTTGTCATGGTGTTTGCTGTTATCTTATGGCTCACATTTGTTATCCAATATGTACCATAAAATAAAGGTACGTTTTTAACATAAAAATATGTTAAAGGTTGTATACCAGCATTTCCTAAACTTGTAACTGTACAAGAATAAGATCTGTTTTCCATTGCCGTAAATAATTTACCACTTGATAATTGAGCAACGTTTTCAGGTGACGCTAAGTTAACCTGGGTAAATATACTCTCTTCTGTGTTAGCAAATTCATCCGTTGACAGTTGGATGTTTTGGAACATGTTTTGATTTTTATTACCAAAATCAACAATAAATGAAGAGACATTTGAATTTAAAATATCATTTGGTATACCCTCATCTAGTATTATACCTTGATTATCCGTACCCAATTGTGATGTTTCTATGTCCAAACAAAATGTATTACTTAAATCAAATTCAGATAAATTGTTTTTCTTTTGCTTGTTACCAGCTGATACATTAGATGTCAAAGAACCTAACTGAAATATAAAAGCTGGATTTGAATCGAACATCTCAAGATTATTAAACACGCCAAACATATCATGAGCAACCTCAAATGGGTCCTGGCTTTCAGCGATAGCACCATTTAAATTAACATAAGATGTTAATGGTAATAACAAGAATTCGTGATCGCTTGCTAAGGTTGATAAAACAGACCACATTGATTTTGATCTTAATGTGTTATCAACTTGCGTAACATTTTTTAAGTCATCCGCAATAACTTTTTTAAGCGCATCAATATTGGCCAACACTTTACTACCATAAGGGTTATTCCCCCTATCAATAACCATTGCGTAATCATAAAGATCTTTTAATTTACCTTCAGTAACATCTGGTGTAATTCTTTTGTCCACGCAATTCTCATAATCAGTATCATCGGTTTCAACATTAAAGTTAAAAAATAATGGGTGGTTTAGTATATCATTTACACTAATTTGAGCTAAATCTTTACTCGTCTTTTTAATTAGTCTTTGGTCGTTTAAATCTATTTCATTAAATGAAACACTTCTATCGTATAAAGTTTTTATCCTATAATACGTACCAGTTCTAAGTTCAATTTGTGATTTGGTTAACTCTTCATTATACTCATCAACATTTTTTGAATCCGCTAATTTATCCAAACCATCAATTTTTGTTTTTGACAATTCAGAGAATTTTTTTAGACCAGTATTAAAAGCTTCTATTTGTTTTGTTAAAATATTTTTGTTGGTATATTCGATAAACTCTTTAAGTTTTTCAACAGCTTTAATTTCATCAAAAGTGTTATAAAAATATTTTACCTCACCAACCTTTGTTAAAACACCATTTACTATTTTTTCTGTTACAACATATTGATTAAGGGTCCAATCGTAAATTTTGTTAGTCGCACCCTCAGCTGAAGGAAATATTGTTGCGTTATTAAAACTAGAGTCATAACCAAACATCGTACTATTTATACGGTTGCGATATAATAAATCTTGTTGGCTGAATATATCACCTATATAATTTTTTATATACGGCATTAACAGTTTTAAATTACCCTCTGTTATTTCAATGTTTAGGGTGATAAAAAATACTCTTACTAATTCTGGTAATAAAGTTTTTGACACAGTTGGTTCAACACCACCTATATAATAAAGACCCAAATATTTTGTAATTAATTCGTTATAATTACCTGGTATTGTTTTAATGTCATAAGGACTAACTGGTTGATCACCAAATAATAGTGTTCTAAATAACAATCTATAATCGACCTTACTAATAATACTGTCCGCTGTTCTTGTCTCACTAGCGTACATTATAATCGGATTAAATATATTAGAATTTAACCTAAGACCTTCTGGGTTTTCACCAGTGTTATCAACATATAAAGATCCCGTTGTTGTATAGTTGTTAATTGTTATTTTAGAGTTCATAAACTCGTCAATAACAATTTTAGCTTTATTTTCTTGCCCAATTGTTAGTGCGTAGTTTAATATTTTAGATATATCATTTTTAGAAGCAAACTCAATAAAATAACCAGAGTAACCACATAAAAGAGCTGATATCTCTTCCCTTGTATAAGCCCTATCCAAAGTTAAAGTTTCTGGTAAATTTGAATAACCAAATATATTAGTGTGTTTAATTAATGATTGAAAATTAAAAGTATCAAAAGCTTGGGTAAAATAATTCTTTGTATTTGTATCAGCAAAATTTTTAAATAAAGCTCTAAAATCTTCTAATTTATCAAAACCAAAAATATCTACAATGCCATCTAAAGATTCTGTGTAAGTTTCTTGATATAGACTGGTGTCTGTTTGGTATTTTGAATAATCACGAATACTAAGATCCTCATTTAATGGATCACCCCATTCATATAATTGCTTCACATTATCCCCATAACCATATTGTAATGTTTCAAAATAATCAATAACTTTAATATCTTTTAAATGTTGACCTTTTTGTGACCTATAAACGTTTGTGTTTGGAAAAACATTTCTAGTTTGGTCAAACCAAAATAATTTAGATGTGTTATAAACAAGACTTTTATTATTAAAATTTAATTCTTTAATTGCGGATGGATCGGTTGTGTTCCCAATAATATATAAATCATCATACCTATCAAGATTTGACGTTACCATTGGGTTTGTTATATTTAATGTGGTTAGACCGTCATTGTAAACAATTTGATTATATTTTGGTAAAAAGAAGTTGTCGTTGTCCGATATTGAGTTTGGTATTGTGCGCTTTTGTGAGTATTTAAGTGCTGATGTTAAAGCTTTTTGATCTAAAAATTCTGAATAAATTGTATTAATTGAAACATTATTAGGGAGATAATCATAAAAAGTTTTATAATTAAAATTTAAAACACCCAATAAATCATTATTTATATCATCGTAGTTAGTAAATGAAGATATCGTTAGACCAGTTACATATGGATCAACTAAATCGTTTGACCCAATAATGGTTGACACATTATTTGTTTTATGGTAGGTATAATTTTTATTTGAAAATAATTCTTTAACACCTATCTCACCACCGCAACTTGGATAAACGACATATGTACCTTGTTTATCCAATGATGATAATTTAGAACTTTTTTCTGTGTTAAATTCTTTTGACCATATCGATAATAATAAAAGACCAATTTGTTCATGTTGTTTTTCAGTTGTTGCTGTTAATATATTTGATAAAAAATCTGTTAATTGCAAAAAAACATTTGTTCCATGAGCAATAACTGGCATGAAGGAATTTGGGTCAACATCATATAATGATAACACCCTAAGAGTTTTATTAGGTCTTCTAGAATCTTTTTCAGCGCCATCTGGATGAAAAAGTAAATGTATTAATAAGGCGGCAAAATCTGATAAAACTACGTTACCATTTTTTGCGTTTAAATTATTAACAGTACATAAGTCTTTTATTAATGTAAAAAAATAATCTGTTGTAATATAACCGCCAAGATAATTAGCTTTAATTTTTGACAGCATTAAAAAAAACTCCGTTTTTTTGGGTGATTTTGAAAATACAAAATTAGTGTCAAACGTAATTGTTTTTGTTAATGTATCTAAAGCAGCTTTTATCCCATTAAGATCGTGTTGGATTGTGGTTCCATAACTATTGTATGAAGCTAAGAAATTAATTTGTGTATCATTGTATGTTTTAAATGTTTTTAGATTACCTTTAAAATTACCGATAATATGGTATGGTATACCGTTATCATTTAAATTAGTACCCTCATCTGTTTGTCCATCAAGACCTTCATTAAAGAAAAAATATGACATCGCATTCATATAATTATTTAATACACCGTACCCACTAAAAGGTATGTGTGATGCGATATTATTATTTAAAGATATATAGGTATTAAGATTATAATCGTAATATTTTTCTCTATAATTTTTACTTATATTAGTTTTACTGAAAGAATCGCTACCATTACTAACCGAATCATCAATATGTCTTGGTGTGATTGGTTTAACAAAAGGTGCTGTTGCTAATATAAGATTTTTATCGTCATACACATACGAACCATAATGTTTATTTTTTATGATCGGGTCATCAAATAAATCATAACCGTTTTTTGCTTTTAAACCATTTATTAAATCAAGATCGATTTTAGTGTCTTTTTCATAATCATTATAGTAATAAAAATCATACATACCACCAATATATAATATTGTGTGTATCGGTAGTTCAACTAAACCTTGTGTTGTTTTAAACGCTGTTGATAAAAATTTAAGATCTAATGGCCCACCCACGTTAGATGGGCAAGAAATATGTCTTAAAAACATTTGGCTGCTTTTAAAAAATTTACCTGTATTAATTTCTTTTACGATATTTTGTGCAAAAATAGCGTGGTTATTAGGTGTATTAAAACCTAAAGTACTACCATCTGCATCATCTCTTTCTTTTTTAAGTGTATCAAAAGTTCCATCAATAGTTTCCCCTGTAACACTACTCATCATAGCGTTTATATCAATATCAGTGTTTAACAGATATCTTTTATCTAAAAAATCTTTATTGTTATAAAATGCCATATTTTATATTATTATTTTACTATATTTAGTCTGAGTTTTAATTTTATTTTCTGGCATAAGCTGTTTATTAAACACCTCAGTTTTAGCCGATATTGCAAGTGCGTTTGAATTTTCATTATTAGCCGCAACTTTATTGTCAATTTTAAAATCTATCGGATAGTCCGTTAAATTAATACCATAAGTATTATTGTGCAAACCATTGCTATTTTTTGTTGTTGGTGTGTAATTTGCCCTAATTTCAGTTGGTAAATTAAACATTGTTGGGTCATTTCCCTCAATTTGATCATGGGTATCTAAACCATTAAAAAACACAGCGTGTAGTCTATCTGGCTTGTTTGGGTTTTTTCTACTCTTATACTCTAAAGGATCATAATTATACAACGATTTAAATATCTCTAAATTAGTTGCACTATTGATATAACCTTCTATTTTTTCTTTATTAGAATTAATGTCGGCTATTGTGTATTGTACATCCATTAATTTATTCATTTCAACAATGATGTTGTTAATGTTGTTAACCAAACCAATAGAATTATTCGCACTACCAGCCATTGTTCTGGCAAAAGCATCATAATGTGTTTCTGTTGTACCAGCAGTTGGGGTAATTTTATTTTTTATGTTATTAAAAAAAACACTAACACTTGTTTTATCCGCATTTCTAATTGAATCATCCAGCATTAAAAATTCATGGTTTGTGATCATGTCAACCAATTTTGTGTTTATTTTTTCGGTTGACCCGAACGAAAAACCACAATATAACATTAGTTTGTCAACAAACTCATAAATTGTTTCGATTGGTGTTTGTTGTGTATCGTAATGGTCAAGGTTGTTTATAACCAATAAAGATGATATTAAACCGTTTATCTGATTACTTACTTTAATAGCCGTTTTGTTTCTTATGTTTTCGTTATATATTTGAGACTCGCTACTAGATGTGTCGATTTGCTTATCACCAATAGCAGTCATTCTCTCTAAAGCACGAAAAATTTCTTCGGTAAACTGAACCTCAAACCAATCTTTTGTCTTACTATTCCCTGGATACGTTTTTTTAAAAACATATGTATTACTAGCAGTGTCCAATTCTTTTTGAAAATAATTCGGAAACGGGTAAAATTTTTGTATGTCTGGGTTATTAATGTCTATTTCATATTCACCAAAAAGTGATTGTATTTTCTGTCTACTGTTACTATCAGCAATTTGTCTAAATGAGTTTAAAGCTGATAAATTTAACAACGTTAAAAATACTTGCATATTATTCATTAATATTCGAATAACATTGTCGATATTTGGTACAAACCCTATCTTTTCTTGTAATTGAAAGAATAGTTCATCTTCGGTAATTGACTCAACCTTTTCAAAGAAAAGAATTAAGTTGGTTGTTATGATTTTATGTACCTCTCTAAAAAATTTATCGCTGAAGTATACCTCTCTAAGGTCATCAATGTTTGTTGATGAAACATCGTTAAACAGTATTAAATCATCATTAAAAATAGTTTTTATATTATTAGTATCTATTTTTTGTATATATGAAACCTCATTTTTAAAACCAGCTGCTGCTGTTAGTTTTAATTTAATTTCATTAATGATACTTTGTTTTAAACTAATATTAGCGCCAGCGGTTGTTGTATAGTCATCCCCAGAAAATAAATCAATTTTTGTGGAAACTGTATCAGCGTAATCCCTTATTAAACGATACGGGTCAATTTTATTTTGACCAGTTTCGTTGATCATTGTTTCATTCTTTAAATTAACCAAACTACCAGTATTTAACCTAGTTATTAAATCATCGTTAAGATAATAATCATTTACTGACCTTTTATTTTGTCTTAATAACTTTTGCCAAAGTGGTAATTGTTGTTTTAAAGACTCATTAAACTTATCTTCTAATATTGAATACGTCTCTAAAGCAACAGATCTATCATTATTAATTTTTTTAAGCTCGTCATTATAAGCTAATTCGTTTTTACCCAGAACATTACTAGTTCTAATCATATCTAATATAGATGGGTATTTTGCAAAAAAATGTTTTCTAAACTCATTTTTACTTTTTTCGTCTGGGCCGTCTATGACTAGCTTACCATCAACCTTTTTAGTGGTTACACCGTATAAAGCTTCATATTTTTTGTTTTGTTTTTCGTATAAACCCTGTAATAATCTTTTACCTAGATAATCGTTGCTACCCGCATCACCTATTCTATACATGTATGGTGCTAAATATGCATACACCATCAAGAAGTTGTTATATATTGAAAAGGTTCTTGATAAGAATTCAGCTCTGATTATGTAATTACCTGTGGATGAGTCAAACGTTGTTGACGTTTTTGTCATGGATAGTGGGTATTCAATACCCTTACCATAATAACCCTTTATTGTTAAACTAAATAACGGGTATGGAAACCTATAAAAAATGTTATATGGGTTTGTTGGGTCATTTCCTCTCTCAAGCAACGTCCTACCCTGTACATCAACAAATTCTATCTTTATGATAGGTGTCATTGATGCGTTATGTGATATATCGATATTTGTTATACCAAATGTTTCTGGGTCAAAAAAGTTTTCCTGATCACTTTATATCATTTTCACTATTAACAACTTTATTAGGGTCAACAACAAAAACCCCATTTTTTATGGCGCTATTTGCTTCAACTGACCTTCTACCAAAACTAGATAGTATTTTTTCATCATATTTATTATCCATAATACGCTACCCTGTTTTTTAATTTAGTCTCATACTCTCTTAATGTATCCTGTAATGGATATGGTACCCTAAGTGTGGTATTATCAGGTATTTCCCATTCACTAGACGCTACATCTGGATTGGCCATTAAAATCAACCAACCGTAATATGGTACGGAATAATATTGCTGACTGATTTTATCCAACCTACTTTTACCTGTATTATATACGGTAAATAAATCGGTCGTTTTTTCACTTAACTTAATAAACGGTGCGGATATGTGTTTTGAGTCACTATCCAATGTTTTGTATCTGTTAAAGTATCTAAGTGCCATATTAATAATTAATTAGAGAGCTCTGGGTAAAGTTCTGGGTAAAGTATTGATAATTGTGTTTGATCATTTTGTTTTATAGACTCAGCCTCATTTGTCGTACATAAGTTAATAATAGGATCATTCTTGTATTTTGTAAAGAGTTTTAGGTTTTTAACAATAACAGTATCTGGTTTTCTTGTTTCTCTAAAAGTTACTAAATAATCCTCTACACCACCTTTAAACAATTTAGCACGCATTTCTGATATACCCAATACTTTGTTTTGATTGTCAACACCAAAAACATTTTTATTTATGTTTTTAATCGTATTGTCGTTTATATTTGACATATAACTCAGAACATCACCTAGATCAGCATCGTATTTTTTAACAAAACTCTCAATAAGTTTAAAGGTATCCTCAATTGATTTTTTTATCTTTTTCTTTTGAGCCTCTACATACGCTTCACTTCTTTTTGGGTCGTTTTTAATACTAGCTGGTGGGTTAATACCAGTTTTTTCTATTTTAGCCATGATAGCCTCAATATGTGTTGGTTTATTTATGTATAAGTTATATAAAAACTCAATGAATAAAACCTCATGCATTGCTGACATTTTTACAGTTTCACCGTATGTTATACCAGTTGTTACACCAGTTGTTATACCACTTGTGGAACCACTAAAACCATTTAATTTAATTTTTTGTTGGTCTGGTAATGAATTAACATACTCTTCTGTTATGGTATAATCATAAGCCATTAAAGTGTTAAGATTTTTTAATTGCGTATTTAATGTTGTGCCAGTTATATTAGGGTTGTTATCATTAAATAGGTAATAATTTATATCCTTTATAAAACTATTTTGTGAATTTGTTTTTTTGTTTACACCGTAATAGAACAAAATATTAGAAACTGTATCACCTGTTGTTGAACCAGTTGGGTTTAATGTTACACCAGTCAAATTATTAACTTGTAAATCAAATCCATAAGACGGTGTATAAGCTAAATCAATATCATTGTTTTTGCTCTCAAACTGGTCAGATAACATAACCTCTAAAGTCTTATTACTAAAATCTAAAACTTCATAGTTTATTTTTTCAAACGTATATCTCATTTGATAAACACCATCGTTATACACGTTATTAGCTGTATTTGATATACTACCATCATTTGCTCTTGTAACTAAAGAGTATGAAGTTGTTTCTAGTGATCTGGCACTATCTGTCGTACCATATTCATATGGGTTAAATGAAAAATTTTCACTTGTTATAGGACCAGTTACTGGTGGTGTTACCTGCCCAAACTTAAAGGTGTTTGTGGCAGTTGTTCCGTTAG